GTTAAAGCACAAGTTTTAATACGATTTACGCCTTTGATTGTTTTTCCTCCAGAAGTTTTATATTGCAACTGAAATACATTTGGCGTTCCCAAGAAATATGATTGAGCACCAGCAGAACCACCACCAGAGATTGAACTTATTTTTTTTGCTGCCATTCCTTGCTTAAAAAATCTTATAATATTGTTTATTATTTTTGCTTCACTGCTACTTCTTGGACTCATTCTATATTGAAATGTAAATTCTCTTAATGTTGGTGCATTAAATAGAAGTTCAATATTACTATTTGGAACAATTCCATAACCTCTTGCTAAAATACTTTCTGGCGATACATTAACACCAAGCATTGAAAGTACTTGCGAATTTACTGTCCCTCCAAGTAATTTTTTCATTTCCGGAGTTGCTCCTGTTTTAAATGCTCCCATACCTGCTAGAGCACCAAGGAATGATGCTATTTGTGCTGCTCCACCACTAATACCAGCAACAGAAGCCCCTGCTCTTAATGCTGCAGCTCCTCCTAACGTTTTTAATGGATCATTTGTAACATATGATGTCAGCGCAGCACTTAAATTATTCATATTATCATCTGCCCAAGAAACATTATTAGAATCGGTTATATTATTTGGCATAGGAAGATTTACCATACCCAAAAAATCTTGTAGGGGTGATGTTCGTTTAGAACCATTTCGTAAAGTATTTAAAGGATCTCCAAATATATCATTACTTCTTGGTGGTTTGTAACTGTATTGTGCTATTGATAAATGATCTTGGGTATTATTATATAAAGCGTGTTCTGGGTAGTTCAATAACGGCATTTTTTTGATTACATCATCTACCGCACCAAACTTAAAACCCAAATCTTTGTCTAGTTTTAATACATTAGGATCAATATTAATACCTTGGGATTTTAGAAATGAAATAACCGATGTAGTAACATTGCCACTTCCTGTATTTGATGGTGTTTTTGATAAATTGGGGTCTATTGCAGGTGCCGATGTAATTATTCCCGCAGAATATGCTCTTTGATTGAAAATTTCAATCATTCTAGATTTTAGTTGATTGATATTATCTGGATTTATGGTAAATCCAGCATTAGCATCACCACCATCTGCTAATTCTTGAATTGTATTATATTGTCGTCTTTTTTTCCCCGTATCATCAAAAGATGCATATGTTATTTTTCCGTCAGTTTGAATTGCATAAAAAATTTTATCTTTTGCGAGACCACTAGTAAAAATTGAAGTATAACCATCAGGAAGACTTGGAGAAATAGTGGTCAGTTTGTCGCCATCTGCCAATACTACTGGACCATTTCCTATTTTATCTTTTCCTGGTCTCCAAACTGTACCTTGTGGTGTTGCCATATTTACGGTGCCGATAAGTTATCTGGATAATCCCAAACTTTGGATTTGAATACTGGTTGTCCTCTTCTATCTACAAATCTTTCGGTAGGAAGCAAAGAAACTTCTCTCCATTCACTTTCAGGTACTTTGAAAAAATGACTAGTTACGCCAGAAAAAAGGTAATTATGTAAAGTTTTTCTTGGTGCATTCACATTTCCTGATTTATTTATGTAAGAAGCAGCAACTCCTCCACGATATTGTGGATTTAGATAATGAAGATTAGAACCAAAGAATATTCCAGATTTTGTGTCAATACTTATAATGTAAGTAAGTGGTTGCATATCCCAGAATTTATATTTTTGGGGATATTTTGCCGAATACATAAAAAATACCAAATCTCCCGGCGAAATAAAATTTGTATCAATTTCACTAGAATCCTCATTTTGATATCTTGCTAACTCATTCATCAATCTGTTTGTATACCAGTTAGTAGACCAACGTTTTGTTCCCGCCTCTTTAAGTATTTTTTCGGCAATCATATCTTTATCTCCCGAATAATTCTTTTTCTGTCATAATTTTAAACTCATAATTATGGTCGGCACACCATTCTTTTGCTGCTGCCCATTTTGCTTGATTGATTGTCCACATTTTGACCGAATACGCCCAAGATTTTGTTCTTCTAGTTGGATTTGTTTGTGGCTCCTTTAAATCCTTTGCTGGTTTAATTTCCACGACCATATTTCTTGTTTTGCCATCTTTGTCTTTGTATTTAAGAAAAAAGTCAGGAAAATATCTATGTGTTTTTCCATCCAAAGGAGAGCGATAAGGAATCCAAAATTCTTCACTTTTCCAACTATTCACACTTTCAGTTAAATCACAATATTGCATAAACTTTAACTCATAAGAAGAACGATATACAATATTGGATACATCGCCACCATACTTTTGTGGATTGTGTGGGCGATATTTTCCTTGATGGTATCCACTATCTTCGTTACGGGGCATACATAGTATATAATCGTATACGCTTATTTAGATGGCTAGAGCAAATACATATAGAGTAGATCCTCTTTATGTAAAGATGACTACCCCGAGAGATATGGGGGGATCTTCTTTGCCTTCAGTTCAAGAGATGTTTGGTAATGTATCTCTTACAAGTCAATTTAAAGTTAATATGTTTCTAGGTGGATCAAATGGGGCACAGGATGGAAATTTATTAGAATATTTAAACAAATGTGGAATAACTAATAATGTTTCAAAAACATTTACTTATGATTTTATGTGTGCGGAAGCAGTTCTTCCCGGAGCAACTTTTGACGTTGGAGAAGAAAGTGGAAGTCGTCAGGGCATAATTGAGAGATTTCCAAATCGTAGAATATTTTCAGATTTCAATTTAACTTTTTATGTTGATAGTGAATATAATATTATTCGTTTATTTGAAGAATGGATGAATTTTATAAATCCAATTTGCACAAAAGACGGAGAACAAATACCAAATCCTCGTGGACAAGTTGGGTATGAGCAAAGTGAAAATTATTATAGATTTAAATATCCAGATCAATACAAAAGAATAATTTCAATCACCAAATTTGAAAGGGACTTTTTGTCAAATCCAAATAATCCAAAAAGTCCAACCGAGACACAAAATCTTTTGACCTATCAATTTATTGATGCTTTTCCAACTAATATTACCGCACTTCCATTATCTTATGAAGGAAGCACAATAACTAAAACTACAATTAATTTTAGTTATACTAGATATACTGTAATAAAACATAAAGGAACACAGATAAATCCATATCCATCAAATCTAAACAATACAGACAAACCTAAACCAACAACAACTCCTGTTCAATATTATGGTCCTGCTTTTGGTAGTAATGAAGAGGCATATAAACAGGCGGCGATATATAGAGGAGAAACCAACCAATAAATAATCACAACTGGACTTAATCATTCAAAATGCCTTTACCTAAAATTGCTACGCCACAATATACTCTTGATTTGCCATCAACAGGAAAAAGTATCAAATATCGCCCATTTTTAGTCAAAGAAGAAAAGATACTTATTCTTGCTCTTGAAAGCGAAGACGTAAAACAAATTACATCGGCAATCAAACAAATTTTAAAAGATTGTATCCTAACAAAGGGCATTAAAGTAGAAGAACTTCCTACTTTTGATATTGAATATATCTTCCTAAATGTTCGTGGAAAATCAGTTGGCGAAGCAATTGAACTGATTGTAAATTGTAGTGATGATGGAACTACCGAAGTTCCAGTTAAGATTTATATTGACGAAATTCAAGTTCAAAAAGATCCAGAACACTCTACTGATATTAATTTGGGTGATGGATTGGTATTAAGAATGAAGTATCCATCTTTGAATGAATTTATCAAGAATAACTTTGATTTCAGTTCAAATGATGTTTCTTCTATTGAAAAGTCATTTGATATTGTTTCTTCTTGTATTGATATGGTCTTTAATGCCGATGAGTCCTGGGCGGCAGCAGATTGCACTAAAAAGGAACTTAATGATTGGATTGAGACTTTGACTCCACAACAGTTCCAAGAAGTAGAAAAGTTTTTCAATACGATGCCTAAACTTGCACACACTTTCAAAGTGACTAATCCAAATACAAAAAAAGAAAGTGAAGTTACGTTGGAGGGATTGACAAGTTTTTTCGGTTGATAATGGCTCATATGGATCTTGAGTCATACTTTAAAATCAATTTCTCTTTAATAACGCATTATAAATATTCTTTGACCGAGATAGAAAATCTTATACCTTGGGAGCGGGACATCTACCTAGCATTATTAAATCAGTTTGTAGAAGAAGAAAACTTAAAGGCACAACAAAATAATGGTTAGTTCTGTTCTCCAACCAGAAAAAATTATAGGAAAGCAAAAACCAACAAAGGAACAGGCACTTAGCTTTGTTTCTGGTGGTTCTTCTCTTGGTTCCTCGGTTCTTTCTAGTGCGAAGAATAAAATTGTAAATTTTGATAGAGCAAAAGTATCGGCAAAACCAAATAATTTGCAGGCATTAATTAGCAATCTTTCTTCAACTGTCTTTAATACTACAAACACAATTCAAAATATTTTTGGAAATAAAGAAACAAAGGAAAAGAAAAGTTCCAAATTCTTTGGTGGATTCTTTGATAAATTTAAAGAAGCACTTGCTTTTATCACTTTCTTTGGGGCAAAGAAGAATTTAGATAGAGTTAAAGAAAATATAGACAATTTAAAGACTACTTTTACCGAAACTTTTGATGTTGCAAAGGCATTAAGAAAAGCAATACTTAAAATTATAGAGCAAATCTCTGGACTTTCTGGTGGCGGAGGTGGTGGAGGAATAATTGGTGCTATAATGTCTGCACTTGGTGGATTGGCTGCTGGATTGGTTCCTGGAATGAAAGGAAGGCGACCACCAAATATTGCTGGTCCTGCGATGAAGCAAGAAGGGAATTTATTATCAAAAATACCAAAAGGACTGAAAGGTGGTGGGGGTGGAATAGGAAAATTACTTTTAGGTGGTACTGCTGCTCTTGGAGTTGGATCTGTCGTAAATGGACTTTCACAACCTGGAGGCGAAGATGTCCAACCAGGAAATACTACACCAGAAGTTCCAGGAAATGTTTTAGATAAATTCAATTCCATTTTAGATAGATTTGATAAAATACTTGATGGGATGAAAGGAAAACCCGGAAAATCTTCTGGTGGAAGTTCTAGTTCCGGTTCTAGTTCAAAACCTGCTAGTCCTGGTTCTAATGTTGGTCCTAGTCCTGGTGGTGCTCCTACTGGAATTACGATAAAAGACGATAAACAAGGTCTTTCCGAATTGGGCGTAACACAAGAACAATTTAATGCATATAAACAAGGAATTGCAGATGTAGAAGGAGCAAGATATAATCAAATGGGTGGTGCTGGGGGTAGATTTGCTGGAAGATATCAAATGGGAAGTGGAGAAATTGCATCTGCTTCTTCTGTGATGGGAATTCCAACTCCATCACAGCAGGAATATCTATCTAATCCAGAATTACAAGAAAAAATTTATATGGGAAGAACCATATTAATGAATAGAAGAATGATGCAATTATCCCCAGAATATAAAGGTATGTCCGCAACGGAAAGGTTATCAAATCTTGCTGGGGCGCAACTTGGAGAGGGTAGTCTTACTGATTTTCTTAAAGGCAAATCAATAAAAGATTCCAATAATGTAGAAATACAAAGATGGATTAATTCTGCAAAAAGGAGAATGGGACAAGTCGCAGCAGGAAACCCCATTCCACAAGCACCAACAAAACCAGGACAACAAGCACCACAAGCACCGTCAGCATCAAAATCAGGACCACAACCAATACAAGTCATTCCATTCCAACAACCATCGCCACAAGTTCAACCAGCATCATCTGGGGGTGGTGGTAAAATATCTGCACCACCATCACCACAACAAAATGGACCAACTGCCCCATTTTACCCATCATCAAACTATGATAATTTTTTAACATTGTATTCAAGAATGGTTTATAATATTGTGGATGGATAATGGAAAATAAACTTTTTTCTCCCCTATTAACTGCTGCGAATAATATTGTAAAAACTAGACGCCCATTAACAAAAAGGGCGAAAGAATACGATGCCTTTATTAATTGGTTAGACACAAGCAATAAAGATGTCAAAAAAATAAAATTACCAAAGGTCAAAAAAGTAGAAAACCTTGAATTTTCTATTGGGATGGATGGTGGTGGAGGAAATGGCGGATTATTTGGTTCTATTCTTTCTGCACTTGGAGTTGGTGTCGCCGGAGGATTTGGATTAAGATCTTTAATTAAAAAATTTGGTAAAGGAAAACCAGCAATAACAGCAACAAAAGGAAGTAAAAATATTTTTTCGGGAATATCTAAAATAGGACAAAAAACTAAACCAACAGGAGTTAAGGCAGCAAATAATATTGTCAATTTTAATAGACAACCAAGCAAAATTGAAGGTGGTGGACTTAAAGTACCAAAAATGGGTATGGGTAGTATTCTTAAGGGTGGAGCAACATTTGGAATTGGAATTTTATTAGATCAATTAGTAGACTCGGGAATAAGTGCTTTAGATGCTAAAATAATTGCTGATAAAATACAATACGCAAATACCCTACCCGCACAAAAAAGAGAGAAATATATTAATAAATTAAAAGAAAATCTGAAAAAAGAAAATAGTTGGCAATCTGGATTTGGTGGTACATTTGATAAAATCATTGCTCTCGGTGGGGAAACTCAATCTGAAAAAACATCAAGAATGATTTCAGCAATTTTATCTGGAACTGGAAATGCACCTGATAAGATGGACCAGAGACTGAAAGCACAAGAAAAGAAACAAAGAGAAGCAGCATCCGCAAGTAATGTTAATTTTACAAGCATTACGAATAAGTTTGATAAGGTTGTAAGTAAATTTGAAAAGATAAAGTTTGGTATGTCTGGTGTTCAAAATAAAAATGGTTCTAGCAAAGAAATAGAAGACTCCGATTCTATGGAACCCACAGATTCAATTGATACTGGAAATAAACCAGAACCAACTGGGTTGCAACTTGAAGATGTTGAATCATCTGGAGGGGAAGTTCCTGGGGCTCCAGATTCAAGTTTTAGATCGGCACATCGTCCGGGACATAATGGTAATGATTATTTTAAAAATGCCGGAACACCAATTAGTTTAATTCAAGAAGGAACAGTTACTGTTGCAGATATGAATTATAATCCTGGTGGATGGGGGGCTGTAGTTGAAGTTAGACATAAAGATGGTTCTTTGAGTAGATACGCGCACTTAAGTAAAATTTCTGTTTCTGTTGGATCTAAAATTTCCCCAGGGCAAGTTATTGGTTATTCTGGTGGAGCACCAGGAGCACCTGGTGCCGGAAATTCAGAAGGAGAACATTTGCACTTTGAATATCTTCCTGCTGGTTCTGGTCCGGTTGACCCAACAGAAGCAGCCAAAAGAATTTTTAGATTTGGTGGTAATGTAAAAGTAAAGGCAAAAAAAGCAGAAAAGCAAAGATCACAAGGAATGGCAGATATAAGAGGAAGCACCCCAGACACAAAGCAACAAACAATTGAAGATTTTGCAAAACAAACTATGGGCAAAGAAAGAGCAGATAGAGCACTCAAAGATCCCAAACTACCAGAATTCAAACAACTACAAAAAAATTATAATGTTTATATCAAAGGTCTTAGGGAAAGAAGACAAGCACAAATAGCGCCAGGACAAATACCACAAGTTCCAGAAGCAATTACAACACCATTACAAGAACAAACACCTGGATCGGCAATATTGCTTGGACAACCATCAGTAGCACCAGCAGGACAATCATCTATAGTTCCAGTTCCCATTCCAATGGGAGGAGAAAATGGCGGAAATGGAGTTGCTGTTGTATCAATTCCCGAAGGACAGATATTAAATAGTCTATGGAAGACTATGCTTCTTACTAACCTCTCTTCAGCATAATGTCAAACGCAGTATCTGGTTTAAGATATCAATATGTTACGATTGCATCATTGGATGGGTCTAAAAAATTTGATTTGACGAATTCAATTCTTGAGATGAATTATTATGAAGATATTTTATCCCCTTGCATAACAATGACAATTGTTATGGAGAATACTCATTCTATATTCAATGGTCTTCCTATTCGTGGTGGTGAAAGTGTGGCAATGCAAATTGAAACCGCATCTAGCAATTTCAAGTTAGATGGAACACGAGCAATGTTTGTTTATAAAGTAAGCAATCTTGATGCAGAAGGAACAAATGAAAAATTTACATTACATCTTGTTTCCAAGGAAGGATTGCAAAATGAAACAGTTAGATGTCAAAAAAAATATGAAAAATCAACAATAGATCATCACATAAAAGATATTTTAAAAAATACTTTACAGACAGATAAAATAGGAACAATAGAACCTTCATCAAATTCTTATAGTTTTATAGGAAATAACAAAAAACCATTTCATATTTTGACTTGGTTGGGTCCAAAAGCAGTCTCTCAAATTTCAAAAGTATCTAATGTTTCTGGAAATGGTCAAAGTGGGCAAGCAAAAGGAACTTCTGGATTTTTATTTTATGAAAATTATGATGGATTTAATTTTCGTAGTATTGATAGTTTAGTATCAAATGCACAATTAGGAACTGGAAATAAAAAACCAAAATATTCTTATACTTGGTCACAGAAGGTAATTGAACATAATAATTTAAACAATAACTTCAAAATAATAAATTATAACTATGAAAAAAATATTGATTTGATGAAATCATTAAGAGTTGGAATGTATGCAAATAAAACTTATTTTTATGACATTTACAATCAAGAAGTTAGTATCTATAAGTATTCTTTGAAAAATGAAATTAAAAATGCAACGCAATTAGGTGGGGCAGAAAGTATTGCGGTTTCAGATCAATTTGGAGATTCAATTTCTAGAATTTTGACAAGAACTTCAGATCACGGATATTTGGATAAGGGCGGAAAGTTTGAAGAGTCTGGACGAGATAGTGCAGATATTGCCAAATCCTCATCAAGATATAATTTATTATTCACTCAAGCAGTAAATATAAATATACCTATGAATTTAAATCTTAAAGTTGGTGATATAATTGAAGCAATCTTTCCAAGAATAGAAGAGGCAAATAGTGGAGAAGCAGATCCAGAACAAAGTGGAAATTATTTAATTAAAGAACTTTGCCATCACTTTGATCCTCGTGGTGGACATATGCTTACGAGTGCAAAATTAATCCGAGACAGTTATGGTCTCTATGGTCCAAACCAATAAATACTAAAATGGAACTACAAGAACTTATTGTCAAAATATGTGAAGAACTAGAAACTTCTTCACTTAATGAACAGAGAAAAAGATACCTTCAAGCATATCTAGAAGAACTTTTTTCTTATAAAAGAAATCATCCAACAGCAACAGAAATCCCAAATTCATTACAATTATTTTGTGATTTAAATCCAGAAGCACTTGAATGTAGAAAATACGAATTATGATTGAAGAAAGTTTATTGAAATCCGGCATTCTTGGTAAAGACGGATTTGTTTGGTGGATTGGTAGAGTTGCTGATGCAAAGGTTTGGAGAAACGTAAATTTAGAAAATTCCTTTAATGGAGATCCTGGATTTAGATGTAAAGTAAGAATTATTGGATATCACCCATTTGATAATACCATCAAAGAAGAAGATTTGCCTTGGGCTGTTTGTTTGATGGATGCAACTGGCGGAAATGGTATGGGAGGTCAAAGCAAGACCTTGCAATTAGAAGGCGGGGAAACTTGTGTTGGTTTCTTTATGGATGGTGAGGATGGACAACAACCAGTAATTATTGGATTACTACATCGTCACGCAAATGTAAAATCAAGTATAGACCAAAAGACAATTGAAGCGGAGAAAAGTTCACAATTTAAAAATGCTCCTCTTTACATTAATAATAATGCGCCTGCGACAAATCTCCCAAAAACAAATACAACACCACTTTCACCGACAACAGCATCTACTGGTATTGGTGCAACAATAGACAGAAAAATTCCATCTGCATATATTCCTGGTGGTGTATGTTTAGCACAATGGCAGGTAGAAAAAAAAGGAACTAATATTTCTAGAATACCAAGCAATTGTGGAAATGATTTAATTGGTAGAATTACGGGAATACTGCAAGATTTTATTGCAGGAATTAGTATTTTAGAAAATTCTTTCAAACAATTTATTGATCCAGTTTTAAATAAAATTGTTGATGTAGCATCACAAGTTAAAAATGTTGCAAGTCAAATTGGTGGAATTGTAAAACTTATTATTAATAGTATAAGAACTGCGATAACAAAAGGAATTGTATTTTTACTTAAACAATTTTTAGCACTTTTGGGCAAAACTGACCCAACAAATCCAGTTACATCCCAAGCAGTAAAGAAAGCAACAAAAACAATTTTGGATAAAATATTTTGTATTCTTGAAAATTTAATTGAAGAGATTATTAGTTTTGTTGCAAATATGCTTACAAATATGATTGGGAATATTATCAATCCCAGTCTCTGTGTCGCAGAGCAGTTTACTTCCGGCATTCTTGCTAAATTGATGAATATGATAGAAAATGCACTTCAACCTATTTTATCTGGAATTAGTTGGTTAACTGGTGGAATTTCAAGTGTTACTGGTATTTTGCGTCAAGCAAGCACTCTTGCTGCTGAAATTTATAGTTTTATTGGTGATTGTGGTGGATTAAAATGTACTCAACCAAGTGAGTGGGTTTCTTCTATGGCAGTTGCAATGCAAAAATCAAGTGATGACTGGGAAAAACAACTTAAAAACGTTGATATTCTTGGTGGAATAAGTAATACTTTAACAAAGGTATCTGATAATATCACAAGAGGAGTTAATGATTTTGCAAATGTTGATGGTCTAGTAAATAGTAATCAAATTGGAGGAATATTACAAACTGCAAATGCTTTGGGTGGAGGTTTGAATACAATTGAAGGTGCAATTGCTACAATTTCTGGATTTGGAAACGCAAATAATGCTTTTGGACCTTGCAATGAATCTACTTCAAATCCACAGACACAATATGATTTGGCGCCAGTTCCATTGGGATATCAATATGAATATTGTATTCCGCCAATTGCAGAAGTATATGGAACTGGTGTTGGTGCGAATCTTGTCCCTATTGTTACAAATGGCGCTATTTTCTCAATAGAAGTAATTAGTGGCGGTGTTGGATATACTGCACCTTTGCCA